CGGTAGTATTTACGGTGAGCCTGCCCCTATTACGGGGAATGCAAATCGTATCGTGTATTACAGATCCTGGACCGGCGTGAGAACGCCAGGTTTCGGAGGGTTGAAGAAGCGACAATTACCCGTTAACCCCCATCATGTCTATACCTATACAACGAGTGACGGTTGCTACACCGAGTCCGATAGGCGAAAGCCTGGATACGGAAGCGATTTAAGTCATACGTTTGGGTCGGGCCCGATGGAAGGTGTGTGGCTGGGTGTACCAACGCCGGTGCATGATATATCGCGCCGGAATAAAGCCATTAGTAAACTAGCCGAGAGAGCAGGCCAGGAAGTAAATAATCTGGCTCAGGATCTCGTACAGGTCAATCAGTTAACTCGCGTTGTAGCAGATACTTGCAAGCGACTGACTGGTGCGATACGTGCCGTTAAAGGGAGAAACATTCCTTTGGCTGTATCGATTCTATGGCAGAAAGAGCAACCGAGATTTCGCCCGGGTACTACGTACGTCCCGGGACCTGGAGGGATCCTAAAAAGACAGGATCCAGGCCGATACACCGTTATGAACTCTGCCAGTAAGAACTGGCTCGAGTTACAGTATGGGTGGAAGCCTTTACTTCAGGATGTCCACGGTGCCGCTAAGAGTCTTGCTTATCTTAACAGCGGGACTTTTATGGTGCAAACAGCGCGCTCTTCTTCGACAGTAACAAATTCCGAAGGTGGACCGCTGATAGTTCCGGGAGAAAAGACATCTTCTGGGAACTGGATGCTCATAACCCAAACAGAAATTAAGTTTGGAATGAGATACAGGATTGGTGAACCGCTGTCGGCGTTTCTGTCGCAGATCGGTTTTAATAATCCCATAAGCCTAGCGTGGGAGCTCATACCGTACAGCTTCGTCGTTGACTGGTTCTTGCCCATTGGAGAGTATCTAACCGGTTTAAAACACTGGGAAGGGCTCTCTTTTGTTGATGGGTTCGAAACTCGGTTCACGAGACAGACTGCACATCAGAACGTGGATTTCTACGAAGAAGACGCTACACGGGTGCATTGGAGGACTGGCAATTATTCGCGAGACGCTGTTCTGTTCGATCGGTTGAAGCTGACCGAATTTCCGAGCATGACGCGACCCTCGTGGAAAAACCCGGTATCCCCCACACACGCACTTAATGCCCTTGCTTTGATGAGGGTGGCCTTTAGTGGCCAGCGATTCTACGGCAGATAGTTTAGGCCAGTTCTAACGTAACACCTTGGAAAGGTATTACCATGTCGGCTTTAGCCTCCATGAAACTCGCCGGAGCTGTGTCACTCGCCTTGATTGCGAATCGGATGGATTCGGTTCACAAGACGGTGGGTGATGCGGCGATCGGCGTTACAAGAACCTTCGACCCTGAGGGCTTTACGGCTCCTGGCGTCGCGCGGTGGGTTGACCGTTCTGGCGGAATCGCCATCGGTTACCCTTCGGTTACTTTGCGTGTCCGGCCACCTAACAAGGCGAGTCGGATATACAGAGTGTCCGCAAATGTGGTGCTCCCTTCCCTGGAAGTGGCGAGCCCATCTACAGCTACCGGCTTTACGCCGGCGCCTCAGGTGGCATACTCGCACATGTTCTCGGGTGAGTGGTTGTTACCAGAGCGTGGTCTGGCGTGGGAGAGGCAAGCATTGCTCGACCTTGTCATGTCATTGCATATGGCAACGATTACGGCTTCGGACGGCGCTCCCAGTGATGCTACTGTGTCGCCCCTTCGTAACGCAATCGAGAATTTCGACGCGCCCTGGGGGTAACCTCAGGATTTGCGGATGATTTTTCTTAACTCAAAGGAGTACCTCCATGTCTCATGATGTGTGTGGAAAGCAATTCTTGAAAGGATTGCTAAAGTACCGCGTAGACCCGAAGCTTGAAGCTCGTGCTATCGGCGCAGTATTACGGTCCCTGGATTGTCCTCGTTCACTAGCCGTTTGGCTCATGTATCAAAACAATGAGCATGACCAACTGGCAAACTTGGAGTTTGATCCGCTCGACTATAACAGTTTTGCGGATGTCCGGGATGCTTATGCGGCCACTAAACTTCTTTCAAAGTTCACAGGACTTAACCTGGGAGCGGACCTTGAGGAAGTGGCCTTACAGAAATTCAAAAAATACGAAGATCTGTGTAAGCAATCGAATGTACGCTTTGCTAACCTCGCTACTCACGAGTTTTATACAAGTGAGCACGTGCAATTGCATCATGCAGTTGTTCGAAAAATCGAGGCGATTCTCGGCGAATTCGATGCTGAAGAATTTGCGTCGTCGTCTGACTGGGGTCCTGGTGCGAGTACGTTAATCAAACGTGCGGACGCTAGTTCATCAAGAAAATTCCAGTGTGAAACTGGTATAACGCGTGACCTCTACTCTTTAATCCCCCCCGATCTCATGGGAAAGATTTATCCCCTGTGGGCCCGGCACCTGGCGTTCGGAACTAAATACCCCGAATTTCAGGTAGGGAGCAAAGTTATCACTGTTCCGAAGGATGCAACAACGGATCGAGTTATCGCCATAGAACCTGGGATCAATCTCTGGTTTCAGAAATCGATTGGCGAAATGATCAATAGGCGCCTTCTTCGGTTTGGTATCGACTTACACGACCAGGGCAGAAACCAACGGTTGGCACGGCTTGGCTC